GATCATTACCTTTAGCACCTCTTATAAGATGTTTTTTTTCAATCATGCCTGTACCTGTTCAGTATCTATAGAACCACTAATCACGACTGAGCCAGTAAAAATTTCTCCAAAAACTAAAGGTACTGGAGTTCCACTACGCCCTGTCTGCTGCGTTCCTCCAAAACTAAATGATAGTCTAGGATCTTCTGTTGATTCAAATTTAGGTGTTTCTGGAAGAGGAAACAACATATCAGATACACCAGACAAAACTAAACTTGCACCAACACCTGCTAATGCCTTTGAAATAAATCCAACTTTTGCAAATTTTGCCGCTGTAAAACCACCTTTAAAAGCTGATCCTAATCCAGCAGCTCCACCAAAAGATATAAATGATAAACCAATTAATGCTGCTCCTAATAATATCTTTCCAAAACCACGACCTGCACCACTAATAACAGGAATAAAATGTATGTCTTCTTGTCCAATAGGATGTGTTATTTCTTCTTCATTAATTGCATAATTACCAACTTTTACTTGGTAATATTTAGGACTCATAAACTTTTCTATTCCTTGAAAATTATTTATTAAAAAACTTACAGCTTGTGTTAATGTATCTGCCTTAACTTCAAATTCTTTATGACCTACAAATTCTGCAAGCTCTCCATATAATTTTATTTTACGAAGCATAACGATACCTCTTTCCTGTACATTTTAATAACCATTGAGAATATGGTTCTCTACAAGATAGTCTATCGGTTAAATGATGAAGAACATCATCCCCAAGAAAAATAGCCACATGATTTAAAGTTGAATCTAAAATACTCATTAACAATACATCACCACTTTGCAACTTTTCATCTGGTCTTAATTCTCTAAAACCTGTCCTCCAAGCACAACTCTCGAATAAAGGATCTTTCATAAATTCTTCTGGAGTAATAGGTCTTTCATAATCTTTTAAATTTATACCCTTTTCTTGTTTATAATAATCTCTGACTAAACTCCAACAATCTGTAACGCCCCATACCCATTGACGACCTAATAATGGTGCTTCATATCCCTGCGGTTCATAATATCCCCATTGTTTTGTTTTTGGATTAACAATGTGATAAGGCAAATTAGCAGCTTCACAACTAACCATATCTGCTTGACTTGCCACAGGAGGTGTTGTCGGATGACTATGAACAACAGCAGTAACCTCTCCTAAATTAGTAGCCTTTACATAATCTTCTGGATCGAGAATAAAGCATTGATGTGCTGTCATTGATAAATTACGACAAGGATAATATCTTTCCTTTCCACGTATATTTAATAAAAGACCAACGCATTCTTTTGGATCTTCCTCAATTGCATGAGTAAGTGCAGCTTCTTTCCAATTCATGTTTTTATAGTGCCAATAGAAGGAAACTCTGCTCTAGTGCATTGTCTTTTCGGGGCACGAATACCAGCAAGATCAAATACCGCAGCTAATTCAAATTGTACAAACTCTCTATTTTCTGCTGACTTTCTATCTATCTTATATATTTCTTGTGGAAACTCTGCGGTTGCATCAGGTGTTCCATAAGGATTTATGTTGCCAGGAAAATTAACAGCATCAATAAATCTTGCAAGAGTTCTAATACGAGTAACAGTTGCACCTGTTAAATCATTACCTGTAGTTGTTGTATTTACATTTAATAAAATAGCTGTAATTGTTCCTAACGCATTACTGACAGTTAACGTAGGTCGAGGAAGTTGTCCTTTTTGAAAAGCAAAACCTTCTGCTTGTATTGGAAACCTTTGATATGTATTTCCAGCCCATACAATCTCTCCATTTTCTTTCAAGGTTGAACCTGCATGAAATCTATAAACAGTAGAAGCACCATGTAATGTAGTATCCAAAGTTAAAGTAAATAATTCAATTATTGCTGACGGATTTATATTTTGTAAATTGCTAACAATAGCAGAACTACTCATGGTTCAAACACCTCCCTAAACGATGCATTTATTGTTGCTCTATTAGCAAAATTTATTTGCTTACTCCAATTATCACATACATATTTTCTAGCAGCAGGTAATGTAATAGATACATTTCCACTATTGGTAGCACTAGCAGCAGCCACGACTGTAAATACATTTCTGTCTGTTACGGAAGCGACAACAAAAGAACCATCAGTAGCAGATCCAGAGGTGTAATCAATTGTTAAAACATCATTTGTTGCAACACCATGATCACTAATTGTAATTGTTACTGTAGTTGCGGATTGAGAATAAGTTCCTGTTTTTGTAAAACCTTCTGATGGTGGGCTATAAGTAAAACTTGCACTATCATTTGCACGACTACGCAAAAAACCTTCTATTACATCAGATTCTGTTTCTGTTATATTTTGCCATGTAAGATCATAAACTTCTGGGTTTTGATGACTAGCCAACCCAAATAATATTCTATGTTCATAACCATCTGCATATTTAACAATACGAGTATTAGGTTGTGAACTTTTTGTAAAACCAAATGAAGCCTCAATACTTGGAAAAGTAGCCATTATGCAAGTAAACCTCCAGGTCTTTTCTGTTTAATAAGTTCTGATTCTATTGCTGCTGATAATGCCAAACCAAGAGATTTACCATCAGCCTCATCACCTTCTACAGAAGAACCAGAAGCATCTACATTTACAACTATATTAGTAGCTCCACCAGAAGCTTCAACACCTAAGTTACCAGAACGGCCACGTTTTAATGGGAGGATTGCTTCTGCCCCTGCTTCTCCCATAAGGCCAAAGTTACCAGAACCACCAGATCCATATTCAAATATGGTGGGCTGCGTGACGATTCCCCCTTTTGCAAACTTTTTTAAACCTTGATCATAAACATTACCTGTAGCGTTTGTTGTTATTCCAAAAGCACCAAGTAAAGGTGTAATTATTGTTTGTCTTACAATTATTCTTGTAATATCTGCAAGTATTGATCTTGTAAAATCAGCAAAATTCATTTTTCCTGTAGTTACAAAATTAACAAGAGCATCTTCCATTCCTTTAAATGCGTTTACTGTTGCATCTTGTACTTGTTTACTAACATTTTTTATTGACTCTAAATAACTTGTTGCACCAGTTTTTATAGATTCAAAAACACTAACACCTGTAGTTCCTAAATCATCTTGATTTTTTTTTAATTTTTTTGTTTGATCATTTGCCTCTTTTAGTGTTTCTTCTAGAGTTTTAATTTTGTTTTTTAAAGCTTCTACAATCCTTTTTGTTTCTTCAAAGCCAGAAGTGCCTTCTAATCCAAAAATATCCCCTCCTGGCAATTTCTTAAGGTTACGATTTACGGTTTCTTGAGCATCAAGAATTGATTGAAAAAAACTTAGCTCGTTTTTTAATTTGTTAATCTTATTTTCAGTTCCAATACCAAATAATTTTTTTAAAGCATTAGTAACTTTATTTAACTCACGAACAGCATCAGCAGAAAAAGTTTGAAACTCCGCTCCCATAGGTTTTAAAATCTGACCAAGATTATCTTTGAGTATAGACATTTCTGTTTGTAATCTATTACCTGCTGCTGCTGGACTTTGTGCAAGAATTTCTGCATTTTTCCCATATGTTTTAAACAGATGATCTGCAAAACCCATAAAATCATCAAGCGTTACTTTACCTTGCTCTAATGCTTTATCTAGATCTTTTGGCATCATATTCATTGAATCAGCAAACAATGTAAAAGCTCCAGGCAATCGTTCACCAAGTTGTTGTCTTAATTCTTCTGCCGATACCTTTCCTTTTGAGAATACTTGGCTAGTTGCTCTCATAGCAGCTTTCATGTCTTCTAGGTTTCCACCAGTTCCTCTTATACCTGCTGCTACTGCCTTGAATGCTTTTTCTGCATCATTAACTGATAACCCTGCACCAAGAACAGATGCTGTTAATGATGTGAATTGTCTTGTAATAATCTCTTGTGGTATAGCTAATTTTGTACTGGTATCTTTTAAAAATTCTTGTGCTTGACTAAATTTCTCTGTATCATTTATTACTAATTTTAATGCCTTTCTTTGTAATTCTAATTGTGCGCTAAAACTAGCAAGTTCACCTAAGGCTTTTCTTGCGTTACCAACTTGTGCGCCAATAGCAGCACCTACAATTGCACCAGGTGCGCCTCCAACTCCCAATCCAATAGCAGCACCTACTCCACCTTCAACACCTCCAAATACACTACCAGCAGCAACAGACCCAACGCCTTTAGCAACACCTCCAAGACCACCTTTTTTGCCCATACCTTTATTAGCAGTAGCTTGCATTTTTCTCAATTCTTTTTCTAATCTATTTGCTTCTCTTGTAGCCTCCTTAAAACGATTACTATTAAATTTTACATTTTTCGCTAAATTCCGATAGGAATTTGCTAATGCTCTTGTATTATTAATACTTTTTACGTTAGTAGCTTCAAAACTTTTTAAATTATTTACTAATTTCTTAGTATTTGTACCAGCATTTACTGTACCTTTACTAAGACCTCTCAAACTGGTTGTTAATCCACGCAGTTTTTCTGTGCCTTGTACACCTACTAATATATCTAATTTTGTTTCTTTCTTTGCCATTATTTTTTATCCTTCTGCATTAGTTTCAAGGCTTCGTATTCCATTACCTGTATTCCTTCAAACATAGCAACAGAATCTTTAACTGTATATATTTTACACAAGTATTCCAAAGATTTATAGTTTATGCCAGTTAATCCAGCCATACTGACATACCATTGCGTAGAAAGTTTCCAAAACATATTAACAACTTCTCTATTCTCTTCCCAAACAATACAATCAAATGTTTTCTTAGTTTTACTTTCGGCTGCGATTTGTTCTTCTGTTGCACCAAATGCCTTCAATGCTTCTATAGTTTCATCAATAACATCACCTTGTACCCAATACTTCGCAGCCTCTCTTAGTTTTTTTCAGAAGCTCCTTGTACACTTTCTCCGTATGCTTTTATTATTCCAAGAACAATATATTGATTGTCTAGTAATGCCTCAAAGTTATCCTCATTAAATTCAAGCTCATTACCTGCATCGTCTTTAATACCAGACCAACCTACTAAAACACTTCTAACAAAGTTTTCATCACCAGATTCTATAAGATCAGCAAAAGCTTTACGACCAACATTTTTAAATTTAGCCGTAAATGTTTCTTTTTTAAATTTACTTTTTTCTGGTGACTGAACAGTTACTTCCCAATCGTATTCGGAAACTTTTTTAAAAACTAATGCCATAAGTTAAGTCATTACTATACTTAGCTCATTATTACCTGCTGTTGTAGGTAATGCCAAGTACGGTAGGTTTAAACTGTTAACACCACCAGTATCACCACGAGTTGCTCCTGTAATATCAGTCTGTGGAACATTAACAGTAACGATGTTACCTGCACTAGCACCAAGAACAATAGAACTGTTACCTGTAGCAGTAGCGACAGCCTTTGCAAAGTAGTCAGTTGTAGCTCTTACTGGTTCTTCTATCACGGCAGTACCACCAGGCGCACGATTAGTTATCAATACTTCCTGACTTGATGCTGTTTCTTTGTAAAGCACTTCATTATTAAGAGCTAAATCAAATGATTCAATTCTTTGTGATGTAACACCATGAAATGTTGCAGTAGTAATGTTTGTATCATTTACTTCTAATGCTGCTGATTGATTAGCAACTGTAAATGTACCTGACATTGCTGTACTGTCTGGAGCATTATATATTCCAGTAAATTCAAAATTTATTGAGGCAAACTGACCTGCTGCCATTGAGATAGTAGCCGTTCCTCTACAACCAGTAATAACGTGTCTTGTTGCACCATAAAAACAAAGAATAGTACAACTAGAGAAAGAAGCACTAACAGGAGCATAAGTAACCGAAGTAGAACCTACAATTGTTTCTGAAAGTCCACAACTTTTTAAAAGAGGGGACAAGGCACTTGCAGTACCTGCCGCACCAGATCCTGATAATTCAGCACCGAAAGATACAGCTACTCTTTTATTAGCAAGTAGTGTTCCTTGTGTACTGTTACCTAAAAATCCTTGAAAGGTAGGAGCTTGTACGTTATCAGATTCAATTGGTGTTACTTCAATATCAGTAACTTGTATAGCGTTAGAACCAGCTACAGGAGATGGATTACTCCCATAAGATGATTC